CGGAATATCAACTTTTTGAGTTTCTTCAACGTAGGCTTTAGCAACTTGTTTCCAATAGTTAATAAAGTTATCAGTAACAGGTGCTCTATCAGCAAGATTTTTAGACATAATTCTAGATATTTCTGAGAACTCTTTTGGCCCAATAATGCCCCTACGAGCATTAGTAAGTTTGTTAACAAAATCACCAACATCAGGGTGTATGTCTTGAGCTTGTTTTAATAGCGTACGACCAACAGGTTCGTTTTTATTAATTAACTCTATAAGTTCACTTCTAAAACTTTTAAGTTCTTCTACTGTACCTGTAGCACCTAGGCGTTCAGCTACTTTAATTTTACCGTCAACAACTCTAAGGTTAGCCCCTAGGTTATCCTTAGTAACTGTTATGAAGCCTTTTTCGTCAAGTACTTTAGACAGCTTATTAGCCACATTAGCGGTTTTCGTAGCAGCTCCAGCACCATAAAATGATACCATGTTTTGAGCTTTGGCTGCTTTAGCAAGATCTTCCCATGTAAGATTAGCATCTCTGAGTGCAGGTATTTTAAGAAATTCTGGGTCATTAACTGTATCCATTGCAACTAAGTCATAAAGACGGTTCTTTTGAGTTGTAGCTAAAACATTTGAAGCTTGAGATACTGCTCTGTCTCCTGTAGAAAGCCCGATAATTTGAGCTCCACTAGATGAAGCATCGTTTTCAATCATAAGCTTTGTTTTATAGCTAGTTAAAGGTTTGCCTTGTTTAAGGTGCTTATCTATTCTAGCATATTCAATTGCCATTCTACCCATCTTAGGTACTTCTGGACCTTCCAACCCTCGTATTAATGGATGTTCAAGAAACTCTCTAAGACGCCTGTCTCTTTGAGTTTTAGACATCATAATATTACCTAGCTCAATAATCTTAGCTTCATTACGCTTAAATATAGCATTACGACCTGCTTGAGTAAGTGCTTCAGTTCCTGGACCGATTAAGGCTCCCATTTGAATTCTAAGCTCATCTAAAGCTTCAGTACTCATACTAACAGCTTTACCTGAGTTAAGAAAAGGTCTAACTAACTCACCGCCCGTAGGTGTAAGATATCCTCTGTGATATACTCGCCCCCTAGAGTCAATAAACGCTTGAGTCCTAAAATTTTTCCCTCTCTGAGCATGATACTTAGCAGTAGACATAAGTCCATAACCTTGTTCCCCTCGATTTAAAATTTCATGACGAAATTCATTAATACTGTCATAGTACTTAGATTTCCCTCTAGGATCTCTGAATCTAGCAATATCGTCCATAAACCCGAAGAACTCGTTATCAACTCCATATTCAACGTCCATTACATGATTAAGCATCTGTGCCATTTCACGATCAATTTGTTTAGGATTATAATCTGGAAATTTATCTCTAGAAATTAAAGGTAGTCCTGTTTCATTACCCCGAGCATCTACATATGTCTTTTTGTTAGCTTTTACATAAAGCCGATCTCGAGAAGATACTACTCCTAGTCTTCTTGCAATAGTAACTTTACGCTCTGCTTCTTGAAGTTTAAGTAAAGTTTTATCTACAACAAGAACTTCTCTAGAAATGCTATCAGACCACCCACCAGAAGCCCTGCCTGTATCTAAATCTAGAACACCTCGACGAGTCTTACCTCTGAATTGAACTTTAATAAGACCTTGATCTTTCATCGATTCTAAAATCTTAGAACCTTCTTTATGAAAGTCTTTAAGTGTGTGCTTAGTAAAGGGTATAATATTTTCAAAATCTCTTGAAAATTGTTTTCCAATATTTATAGCTAAAGTATCATAATCCGTTGATTGGCCAGAAGCAATAAGTTTAGTAATTTTAGTTAAACTGTCTAAAGCTTTTTCATCCATTATTTGTGAAGAAGGTTTTTTCTTTAGCGTTAAAAACTCTAAATCTAAAATTTGTCTTAGTTCTTCTCTACCTCTTGAAAAGATTTTTGTAATAACAGAATCCGAAGGATCAGATATTTTTTGTCTTAACTTGTTATATTCTTTTATTGCAGGTAAAACAAATTCAAAATCGGTACCTTCCCATGTTTTAGGGTTTAAAAGCTTTTTAAGAAATTTTTCCTTAGTTGTAATTTTTTTAAAATAGTTTCTAAAGTACACTCTAGTAGGTGCTCTACCTGTAAAATATAATTTTTGAGCTAATTTTTTACCTTCAGTTCTACGCCATGCATCAATAAATCTTTGATCTTTTAATTGATCTTTTTGCAATTTATCAAATTCATAATACTTACCCATAATTTGAACTTGAGGTTTATCTTGAGACAAATAACTAACAAACATTTCAGAACGCTTGCGTGATCGTGTATCTAACAGTCTAGAAACGTTTTGTACAGCAAATCTGTTTTCTGCCCTTAATACAGCAGCTACATCATTCCAAGGTTTTTTATCTTTAGCATAACGTTCAAATACGACTCTTAAGTTTTCAATTACGACAGTTTGTTGATTAACTGAAACTTTGTCGTCTAATCCTGCAGCAACACTTTCAATAAAATTTTTTTCATCTTGATTAAGAAGTTTAGAGTTACGCATGAAATCAATACGTTCTTGATACAAATTAAAGTCAGGATCATATATGTTATTGTTTTTAATTTCACCCGTTAATGGATCAGCACTAAAGTTACGCTCATCAAATTCATTACCCACTCTACGCCTAGAAGCAGTTTTTCCTGCAAGACTAGTACCTTTATAGTCTGTTAAAGACATAGTTTTAGAGTAGTCATCAGCATCAAGTAAAAACATTTGTCTTACTAAAGCTTTTTGTTCCGGTGATCTTATCATAGAACTAGGGCGTTTAGCTTGAATATCTACTGCTTGCTCTCTAAGTTTTTGTTTAGGTGCGAATATAGCAGTAGCATTAGCTGCTTTGTTCCTTAAGGCTTGAATAGACAGGGCTTTACCTTTAGGTGTAACATACTGTTCAGCTTTTAATTTACCTTGCCTAAATAAATTAGCTTGATCCATACCCCCAAGAAGTTTACTTTGAATATCAAATGCTTGACGTTTTAGCCAAGCTCCGTAAGCTTCTATTTTGGGTGCAATACCTGAAAGTGATTCTTCTTTCTTTTTAGCAAGATTTGTTTTGTTAAATCTACTAGTAGTTTCTTTTTGAAGATCTTCTTTAGACTTTAAAACGGGAACAAGAGAACTACGACAATTCCAATGAAGGGGAGGATTGAAGCGGCTGTCATTAACATCATATATTTTTCCATTATGATAAGAACAAATAGGACTAGTCCGACTATCAAGCACAGCCGTAAATACATAACCCTTAATTACATGAGAATTTGCCTCAGTAACTTTTTTTAAAGCTGCCGTTTGAGTGCTTGTTATAGAAGTTCTAGTTAAAGCTCTAGCTTGATTTTCCGTAAGCTTAGTAGTTTTAAGAACGTTGTTAATAATATCTTTAGGTGCTTCGCCTTTAGCAAGTCCTGCTTTTACTTTAGATTGTATTCTAACAAGTTCACCCGCTGAAATGTTTTTAACATTTTGAGTAACTGTTTTAACACCTTTAATGTTTTGTCCAGTTATTTCGGCAAGTAATTCTTTACTACGTGGCTTTGAAACCTTATAGAATTTATTAAGTTCTTTGTTTAAATTGTCCGAATGAAAGTCCAGTTGAGACGTTGAAAATTCTTTAAGAGAGCTAGTCTGATGAGTTAACATTTCTCTACCAAAACGATTTATTTCAGGAGTAACATCATTAGTTAATCTCTCTGACAATATATCTCTAAGTCTTTTTCTATGCCTACGCATAATACGTCTATTTTGTAACTGAACACCTTCTTCGTATAATCTTACGTCAGTCATGTGATCGACAATACGATCATAAAGTTTTAAGTTGATATCCATTTAGTACTCCTCTGAGTAGTAAAATGTTTAAAATTTTGATAGAAACCTTGCAATATGATGTACAAAAGGTAACATCGTAAGTGCCATAAATAAATTTACTCCTGTATGGGCTATTGCTATTCTTAGCGTATCACCCTTAGGCATTCCGTCAGATACTAGCAAACCTGCTAGCCAAATAGTTCCGGTAGTTCCAATATTTGCCCCTAAAACCGCTGCAACAGCTGCAGGTAAAGGTACAACCCCTGAAGCTACTAGCGCAATAATTGCAGTAGTAGACAAAGAAGAAGATTGCCAAAGCAAAGTCATTATTATTGCCCCAAAGAACATATAAATAGGGTTAGCAATAAACCAATTTAAATGGTCCATGTTACCTATTGACTTCATTCCTCCGGAAAACATTTTCAGCCCTACGTAGAATACTATAAGACCAACTACGATTTGTAAATAATTGTTTGTTAGTACCTGTAAATAATTCATAACTATTCTTCAATATCTATCTGAGGATCGGCGCTATTTTGTACTGCTAGCGGATCAGTTTGTATTTCTTCAATTGCTTCTTCGTCACTATAATCAGCAGGTAAAAAGTCATTGTATTTAGCAATGTTAATCCAAGTTGAACGACTAATAATTCCTGACTGATACCATTCAGAAACAAGAC